CTTCTCAAATTCGTTAATCAGGTAATCCAGATCAACCGATGCGCCCAAGTTTGGGTTGGTGACATAGAAGTTTTCAGGTTTTAAGTGTTCACCCGCTTCAAGCATCCATTCTGGAAACTCATAAATCAGCGGCAAGAACTGAGGATTGATCTTAATGCCGTCTCGAACATCCCGAGCATAGTCCAGCAACTGCTTAAATACACCGCATGGCGTTTCGTCTGACATGGTGGACAGGTAGATCACACAACCTTCAGGCCGTGATGCCAGACCACCTTTTGCTTCACGAAACATTGATTCAGCATTTGATCTTTTACCAAAGAGCCAAACCTCATCGATCAGAATGATTGAGGCCTTTTTACCTGCAGCAGCATTACTTTCCGCAGCAATCACTTTTAAGGTCGCATTGGTACCCAAGTGAGTGACTGTTTTGGTGTGCTCGGAGATATTGAACATTTCCTGAAGCTCAGGATCTGCTTTGATGAAGTCTCGAATCGGGTTAAAAGAGTTATCAGCAACTTCTTTGGTTGGTGCCAGAATAATAAGCTCAGCTGACATACGATCATTTAAGATCAAGGCCACCATCATGATTCCGGCTGCAATCGTCGACTTGGTATTTTTCTTGGAAATCAAAAGGAAGAATTCACGAATTAAACGCTTCTTCTGTTCTGGATCGTAAGCACCAAAGATTGCCCGGACAAACTCAATTACCCAATCGAGTGTGACTTCGCCCATTTTTGGGCTACCCATCACATCGACCAGGATTAATTCTTTAAAAATCCGCTCTGCTACATCGGCCACTTCTGGAAAAAGTGGTTCACAAGGCATGAGTGATTTTTTAGCGACAATACGTTCCTCCCAGTCTGGGCAGGATGTTGTCCATTCTGGGAGCATTGCTGACATAAATTTAACTTCTCAACTGTGAACCCAATGTTCCAAACTTTCCGCCTTGAGTGGCCTTTCTGGCTTCATCGGCTTTGGTTTCTTTCTTGCCTTTTTCAGCGACTTTTCCGTGTACATAAGGCAAAGCAGCTTTTGCGGCATTGAAACGCAAGAACATATCGTCACTCTTATTCATGACATCAATCAGGAATTGCAGTGGATCATCCTTTGCATAATCCTCATCATCCAAAGGGTTGTCATCTTCATGAGTGCTGATCGTTTTAACTTTCGGTTTTTCAGAAGTTAAACTTCGACCTTCTTTATCAGCCTTTAACTTTTCAATGTAGACAATAATCTCAGGATCTTTTCTTAGTTTTGACCCTGCCTGTGATGCCGTCTTTTCTGCATAACCTGCTGAAATTGCAGCTTCTTTGTTGCTTAAGCCGTCAACAACGGCCTGAGCAAACTTTTTCATTTTTTCGCTTAGTGCCATTGATTAACCTTTAACTTTTCGCTTTAACTTTTTCTGAAATGGGAAATTTTTTTATAAGTGGGATGGGCGGCGGTGTCCGCTGGCTTAGGGTTTCAAACTTTTTGGCTCCCCCCCTACCATCTGCGACGACGCTCATCTTCCGTTATGTCTTTTTGTGCACGTTTGGCTTCTTGCTTAATGTCACGAGCCAGAAGACAGAATCTTTTGACATCATCACAGGTGACAGCAGGCTTACCAGATTGAATCTGCGCTACTGCATAGTCATGCACCATATCTTCAATACTTTTGTCAGTCATACTCGACTCTCCATCTGTGTCTTCTTCTTATGACACGGCACACACAACGACTGAAGGTTTGATTCATCATCCGTACCACCTTGAGCCACATTAACGATATGGTCCAACTCAAGCTCCATGGTCACACGACCACATGAACAGCATGTCCACTCATCACGTGTATGAATCTTCTGCTTGAGTCTGCGCCACGGTCTACCACCACGACCTTGACCCCAATTGTTCTTAGATGGTCTCGGTGCCTTCGGTGTCATCGCTTGCAGTTTGCTTTGCAGTCTGGGTAGTTTCATGACCATCAATCCAAATAAGGCGACTTAGGCTGCTCATCATCACCACCTTCCAACTGAATCAATAGCTCATTGATCTGAGCATTCTGTTCATTGTTGATCTGGATGAGCTGGTTGTTTTGCTGAATCAGTTGATTGTTCTGTTCGATTAGCTTTAGAAGTAAGTCGTTCGATGCATAACCGCATTCTTTCTCTTGATCGTTCATATTGCTCTTTCATCCATTTGCGTTTTGCTTCACAGCCTTGGCATGTCATTCGCTTATTTCCATTTTTAAAGTTAAGAATGGATCATTAATGCCACATGTTAAAAACCCAAGTGGACCACCTTCAGCAAAAACACTGACTTTACTGTTCTTTCCTTTAAGGTCTGGACGCTCCTTCATCAACTTCTCAATCACACAATCAATGATGTCTTGCTGAGTTAGGGTGATATCAATGTTTTCTTTCTTGATTACTTCAACTGTTTTAATTTTCATTGCTTCATCTCCCAGGCATACTTCAAATCATCCGGCACAGTCAGAAATACATTTAACTGAGTCACGGCAAAGTCATGCACATAATTCAAATACTCAGCCATCTGCTTCACTGTCGCCTTGGTTGTACTGCAAAGCCTGATGACCTGTTCACCGATAGCCTTATACTCATCTGGTTCGGTTTGCTTTACCTTAGCAATGGCATGACACATTTCAGCAAACTGCTGGTCATCTCGACGATAGATATAAATTAGAAACTTCTTCTTGAACTCGTAATGGAGTGAGTTTTCATCCTGACCAGTCTTTCTTCTAATCTCACCGATCCATTTCCAGTAAAGTCTGTTCTGTGCTGCTGAACGCTCATCTGGTGTTTGATTGATCCTCACCACCAACGGCTTACCCTCATTAATCGCCTGAGTGTAATGGGTATGCATGTAGTTAATAGCTTTAGTGATGTCAGCATGTGACTGGATAGGAAACACGGCTTTTTGCATTTCCTATCCATCCTTAAAATTACTTCACGATTTCTACTGTTGCACCATATCGATTGGTTACATACAGCTGATCGCCTTTATACAAAAACAACTTGGCAAAGCCAAAACCATCACTTCCTTTTTCTGGAATAGCTGGAGCGATCTGACAAGCCTCATTGAGACAAAGAATGCCAATGCATTGCTCTTTTGCAACACCACTCACACCCTCACGATCAACAACATTGGTGTATTCATTCATCAACTTATTGTCCTGTGGATCTGGTGTGCAATAACACTCGATTAAGTCAGGCGCCTCGCTGTTATAAGCTTTAGCCATATCCCAATCTTCATCCCATGATTCCGAACCCTGTCGAGCAATCACGATATCTTTTAACTCGGTTACCGAAGTAACACCATTCTGGATAAGTTTTACTGTAAACATTTCTGTTTCTCCTGTTTCTACTTGCAATAAAAAAGAGCGCCTTAGCGCCCTTTCGGTTTAAAAAATCTCTTTGTCTGTTTGATTCAGCATCCGCTCAACTCTCACCAGCCAATGATCAAACATGGCTTCACTCTCTGCCCGATTACCCAATTGAAAGGTATCGAACTGGAAATGGCAGGAATGGCATAACGGCACTGTGAACTCATCACTGGCCTTAATTGATCTACCCTTGCCATGCTTGGCGCTATTTGAATGAGCAGCTTGGCTATTGGGATTACCGCATCGAATGCATGGCAGCTTTCTGATTGCTGCGAGTCTTTTTGGGTTCCGCATTTAACTGCTCTTCTATGCCTGCAATCTGCTTGTTTACTTTGCGAAGCTCAGCACCACACATTTCTTTAAATGCATAGCTTGAATACAGGTGGTTGTAATTCATTAAGCGGCTGCGGTTTCTTTCAAGTACTTCTAAATTCCGTTTTGCTTCTACTGTGTCCATATTCACCGACCTTGACGCTTATACTTGCGTCTCTTTGCCTGACTTACACGATTAGGCTTTGATTTGTTTGATTGTGGCTCACCCCACAAGATTGAATCCCAATCACCACCACTTGAGCGTGAGTATTCCGCAAATGCCGTACCTAGCATTGCAGCAACAACCATTCGACCTAATCGCATATCTACCACCAATAAGAAAAGAAAAACCCTGCCAATATCTAGAATTGAGCAGGGCCTTTGCGCCAACATGGCTAATTATCAATTTGTGAAATCGTTCTTGTATTTGCCACACTTCCGACATTCAACCTGAACAAAAATATCAGAGTGATAATCGTAGTGATGAAAGCAGAATAGGCGTTTTAGGAATTGGAGCATGCTTTTCTCCTGGCAACAAAAAAGCCCACCTTTCGATGAGCTTCTTTTAGAGCCAAGTGCATTATTTACACTTCGGTCACTTATAACACAAAATAGCATATTCGCATTTAAACGCAAGTTATTTAATCATTTTAGGCGAAGTCTTTTGTCATGGCCTGCTAAGTAATAACTCCCTGCAAAAACCATGTTGTTTATCGAGCTTCTTGATAGAGCAAATTCTCTCTCCATCTGGCTTAATGACATCCCTCTCACGTTCTTCTCAATAAACAACTGCACAGCCACTTTCGCTGAAGCACAAACCGAACTAGACTTATTAAAATCTACAATCAACTTCCGCACCTGCTCAGCTTCAAAATCATTAATCTGGCAAATGACCTGATCCTTACGCGGTGCCACCCCTTTGTTATTTTCAAGAATCAGCCAGTAAATCTGATTTATTCCAAGTGAGTCCGGCTCATGTCCTGACTTCATACGAGAAATCTGGATGTATACCCCATACTGCTTAAGCCAATCTTCAATACTAAAACGATCCCAATCCATCACTTCTGCCTTAACCATCGCATTCATCCCATCACCCCTTACTTCATACCTATGATCAACATCGCAGCATCCCGCTGTTCTTGATTCGTTCTGCCTTGCCAACCTGTAATTCGATTAAAATCTTCCGCCTTCAACTTTGTACGTGTCGGCTTTACCAATACCACCGCTAAACCGCATTCTTTTGCCATCTCTGCAAGCAATTTACCCGTTGCGTGGTTCTCTCCTACATTTTTAGCAATTCGCTCTCCTGCGGTCTTAGAATGCCCAAAACGGAAATTAGATTTCTTATTAAGCCAACCTGCTTCAATGACCACTTTCTTGATTTCATCCTGATGGCTTCGAAATAACTCTACAGTCTGAGCAAAGGTTAAATTTTTAAGTTCCAGTGACTGCCTAAGACAGCCACTCCTGATTTTTCCAAGTCTGGATCGATGCCGATGATCAGGTCAGTCATTGGCACCTCGCTTCTTCAACTGGTGATAAAAGGCGTAAATGAATAACCCTGGTAGACAAATGAGATAGATTAAAAATCTGATCCAGAAAATGGTTGTAGCCAGTAGCGCCTGAAGGCCATTTTTAATGAACATCCAGTTATGCTTAGTTGCACTTACCGTGTCATCCAGAACATCGGCTGTAGTGATTGATAGTTTGCTTAGTGAAGCTGCGATTGCTTTAGTTGTTTTCATGACTCACCTCGCCACATCATCACAACAAATGCTGCTGTCAAAAGAAGCATTACAAGCCCAAGCCAAGTCGTCTTGAACTCTGCAAAAAGAATGACGTTGCAGACCAGAAGCACCGCTACTTCCTGTTGGAATTTGCTCATGACCCACCTCGTAGAATATTTATTGCATCAGAGACTGCTGTTGGTTTTTTAAAAAGTCCTTTTCGATAAAGCCCATCCAAAATATGCAATGCACCCTCAACCTGCTTCTTCTTCCCGATATAACAAACCTCCATGTTGTTGAGCTGCTCTTTCAGCCCCTCAATCTGCTTCTCATACTTTCGCAAGTCAGCGTCCTGCATCTTGATTACTTCATCCATTTCTTGGATGGCGGCTTCTTTGGTTTGCTGACCAGCCAGATATGCGTCATGCATGTTTCTTGTAGGTTTGTGGGTGTATCGATCACCTTCTTTTTCACACATATCCAAACCAGCAATTGGATAGTTTTCTTCTAGCCACTTCTCAAAATCACTCATGAACAGGCCCTGCATAATTTGGTTGATATTTCTCAGCCTCTAAAATCGCTTTAGGAACACTCACACGGCCTTCAACCTCAATCAGCTTACGTTGATACCATTCAGCCTTCTTTAAGTCCTCTAAGCCGTTTTTATGCTTATATCGCCACTGGTATTTGAAGATGTTCCCGCGAAGGTAGCCAATAAACTCATCACGGCTTAACATGGACTCCATGGCATCAATGCATTCAATTGCACCAGATGCATAGTGACTCGGATTATTTACGTTATCTGTCATTCCCCACTCCAAAAACTGTTTTCAAATTTTTCCGCTTCTTGCTTTTCAACCATTGCCTGATGTCGCTTTTCCCATTCTTCTTGTGCAGCCTGTTTAATTTCTGGTGATGCTGTATGGCTGAGTCTGATGTCGTTGAGTTCTTTCAATGATTTGCTTGTCATGCCGCTCTCCCTAGTGCTTCAACCCATTTATCTAATTCAATCTGAGCAAACTGTTTAATTTCACGATCCTTGCTATG